TCAAGCGCGGACAATGGTATAGTCACTGGTTCTCGGACGTGTGGTTGTGAGAACGCCATTTTCAACCGTTCTGACCACTTTTCGTTCGCCAATCTTGACACATTGATCATACACAACATTAGAGAGGATTCCGCGGACTGTGCTCTCGCTCCAAAGTTTGGAATTACGCGGCTTTGTACCGTAACTATTCAAAGTACGAGTGATTGACCGGATACCAACACGTTCCGGACCGGTAAACATAGAAAAGATAAGTCTCACAACAGGAGCCTCGTTTTCATCAAAAGCAAGAGTCCATCCCTTCTCTTTTTCAAGTTTCGTTCTCCGGAAACCGTATGGTGCGGAGTTATATGGCCACTTTCCCTCAGAGATAGCAGCATAACGTCCATTCTGCATTCTGCGCTTGATCGTCTTATATTCACGCCGACTCATGAATAATCCAAACTCAAAATACTCTTCATCGAATTCATTGGCCGGATCATAGGTTTTGGAAGGAGTGATGATTAGTGTGTTGGAATACTGGAAAGCTCTCTGTACAACTCCCTGATCGATCGTATCACCACGAGCAAGACGCTCTACTTCCATAACAAGCACACCGTCCCAAAGGTTTTGTTCTACTTCGCGAAGCAACTGTTGCATAACAGGACGCGCAGCTATAGTTTCTCCGGACACAACTTCTCGATAAATATTGCTAATAATAAGGTTGTTTTTCTTAGCAAGAGAGAGAAGCGCACGTTCGTGTCTGGCAAGAGTTTCCCCTTCACCATGCTGCTCGGCTTCAAGATCCTTTCTTGATTTCCTCAAATAAATACAATACGACATGATATCACCTCCGTATATATTATGTAAAAAAGTACAAAAATAACAGCCATACACAGAACGTAAGTTCTGATTGTGCGACTGCACCGAAGATGATACAATATTCTTTGGTAAGACAGTATCTCTTCGGAGTTACTAAAGCACATTGGCGTGTGCTTCCCCAGTTGACCGTTCCTGTTGGCGCAGGAGCGGTTTTTATTTAAGATATAAAGCCATCATCTTTCATCTGGAATATCTTTTTGTGTAGTGTTATCGTTGTCTTGAAACTTCTGGCCATCAAGAAGAACAAAGCTCCGAATATAATAAAGAAAGCACCGATTCCAACAGACGTTGAGAGTCCGGCAAGTCCGAAAGCCAGTAAGACAACTGACATGATCATGGCGATTACACGGCACAATGAGAATGTAGAAATTTTTGTGCGTTTTCCATTTGCTTTTATGATTGAATCTCTGTCCCGATCAAGTACACATCCAGCTTGAACAAGCGAAATGTATTTTTTCTTCTCACTTGATGTCAGCACTTTCTCAAGCTTAGATGGAATCCGTACCTCAGGGATTTCTGCGGCAGATCCACTGAAAGAACTGTTGGAAGATGAACGCGATCCATTTCCACCGATCCCACGATATACATCACCGACTCCCAAGGTTGTCTTGTTATAGACTTTATTGTATGCTGCCTTCTTCGGATCCTTTATCCATCCGATACCTTTCTGCCCGTATCCAGGAGACACGGATTTCTTAACAGCTCTTTTTACTTTTCCAGTTGTCCGAGCTTTAACACTCTTCTTTAAGTTCGGAGTTCTCATTCCTACTTTCATCATTATCACCTTTTCCTTCATGCAGGCATTGCAGCGTTTTGCAGATTGCCTGAATATCATCGTCTGACAGTTTGTCAAAATTGTTCAGCTGGCTCTGTATCGAGCTGATCAGTATATCTTTTGTAGCAGATTTTTCTTCATCAGTTGTCTTTTGAAAGAAAACTGCTGT